TAACAATGGAGGTGCTTTAGAAGAAGGGCAATGGGAAGAGACTGTAGATAAAGGTATTAAGTTTAAATTTAACTATGACACTATGCCCCATGTCTTAATAAGACAGGCAGATGGTAACTTTAGATTTGCAAGAGTTGATGGTGATACATATACGATTAGTGGAACTGATTATACATTACCTAAATGGGGAGAACGTACAGTAGGTGATGAAGATTCTGCACCTGACCCATCTTTTATAGACGCTAAAATTAACAACGTATTCTTTTTTAGAAACAGGTTAGGCTTTCTAGCTGATGACAACGTAGTGCTATCAAGAGTTAGTGAGTTCTTTAACTTCTTTCCAGAAACAGTTTTATCTGTTATTGACTCAGATCCTATAGACGTAGCTGCATCACATACTAAAGTTGCGATTCTTAAAAATGCAGTAACTATGGGAGAACAGTTGATCTTATTCTCAGATCAAACACAGTTTGTATTGAGTAGTTCAGCAGACAATATGACACCCAAGACAGCTAACGTGCTAGTGGCAACAGAGTTTGAAAGTAGTGATGCTGCACAGCCTGTAGGTTCTGGTTCTAGTATTTACTTTCTTACAAAGAAAGGTACGTTTGCTGGTATTAGAGAATATATAACACAGTCAGATGTCACAGTAAAAGATGCAACTAATACTACGATTCATGTACCAAGACTTATACCAAGTGGAATATTCAAGCTTGCTGTATCAAACAACCAAGATGTTTTAATTTTACTTGGTACTGATAATCCAAATAAGCTATATATAAATCGCTGGTTGTATGGTTCTAATGGTCAGAAGGTCTTAAACTCTTGGTTTACTTTTACTATAAATGCTAATAGGACTATAAGAAATATTGATTTTATTGGTACTGATTTATTCTGTGTAATAGAAGAAGCTAATGGTACAACACTAGAGAAGATACCTTTTGAGAATAATTTTAAAGAAACAAATGCAGACTTTGAGTTCTATCTAGATCACAAGGTAACAGAAGCAACTACTGGTGTATCAGTTGCCTACAACTCTACAACCAAGAAATCTACATTTACTGTGCCTTATAGATTACGAGCTTCAATGGTAGTAGTCGGTAGATATTTAGCATCAAACGAAACCAGTACATTTGTTGACTTATTAGGTACAACAAAAACATTAAAGTCAGGAACTGTTCTTAATACAACTAATACAACTGATGGTAGTACAAGTACAATCACAGCAGATGGAGACTATAGAAATGCAAAGTTTATTATTGGAGAACCTTACGAATTTCATTATAGATTTAGTGACCAAAGAATAACAGAAGCATCAGGACAAAGTAGTGCTGAAATATTAAGTGGTAGATTACAGCTAAGATATTTTTATTTAAAGTTTGAAGATACAGGTTTCTTTAAAGTAGAAGTCACACCACAGAATAGAGATACAAGTACACACAAATTTACTGGTAGATTATTAGGTTCTGCTTCTAGTGCTATAGGTCAAATTAATTTAGAAACTGGTACGTTTAGAGTTCCTATCATGAGTAGAACAGATAGGGTTGATATTGATATAAAGAACGATAGCTTCTTACCAACACAGTTATCAAGTGCAGAATATGAAGCCATGTATCATATAAGAAGTAAGCGTATGTAAGTATGGGGTATTTAAGAAAACCAAAGCTGTCAGATTTAAACTACGTTTGTACCCATATTAGAAATATAGATAGATTAGAAATCAAATACCAAACAAATGAAGATCCAGAAGAAGCATTACGACTGTCATATCTACATAGCAAAACTGTAATGACTGTAGCTGGTGATGATGACCAACCAATGGGTATATGTGGAGTGGTTGCTGGTGGTTGTATATGGTTAATATCTACAGATGAACTGTTCAGTAATAAAAAATATAAAATACAATTAATAAGAGAAGGTAGAAAATGGGTTGACAACCTGTTGAAATCTTACAAAATCCTATACAATGTAGTATATGCAGAGAATGAGTCTGCAATTAAGTGGTTGAAGTCTCTTGGTTTTCAATTTACTACATACCATAAGGAATATGGAGAACATAAAAAACCATTCTTTGAATTTATGAGGATCAAGTAATGTGTGCTGCTATCCCTGCTCTTGGACTTACAAGTAACTTAGCTGGTGGTTTATTCCTTGGAAGTCTTGCGATAGGTGTAGCAAGCACAGTACAAGCACAAAGAGTAGCAAACCAACAAGCTAGTTATGCCTACGAATCTGCAAGACGTAGTGCCTTATCTGCTGACGCTGCGTTTGCTGCACAACAAGAAGCTGTTAGTGCAAGATTAAGAGAAGAGAGACAAGCAGCAGCACAGAAAAGACAAGAAGCTTCTATTAAACAGTTAGAAGCACAAGGAGCTATTGCAGCAACAGAAGGTATATCAGGTAACTTAGCTGCGTTATTAGATAGAGATGCACAGAGACAAGCAGGGAAATTAAGAGATGCTATCAATCAAACAATGGAGTCAGCAGATAGACAGTATCAAAGAGATATAGATGGATTAGAAGCACAAAGAGAAAGCAGAAGAAATGAAGCTATTGACTATCAGAACCAAGCATATATGCAAGCACAGAAAGCACCAACGCTGCTAGATACTGTAGCTGAAGCTGCTACATTAGGACTGAATAGTTATATAGCTTTCAATAGAAGATGACTTCAAGCTTTCAGCCACAGGCAAGACCAGTAGATACCTTTGTACGACAAAGTAGGG